TGATTTTCCATACATTACAATGGACCCTACGGGGCATAAATCTGTTTCAGTTACCCACTCAGGCGCAGTAGCTCCTGAATTTGTTTTTAAAACCTGAAGTGCACTTCCAATACCTAGTTTAGTAAAAACAGTTGAACTTGCATAATAAGGCAAGTCTCCTGCAGTATAAGAAGATAAACCGGTTCCTCCATTTGCTGTCGTAAGAGGAGCCGTAAGGGTAACTGCGCCAGTCACCGTTAAAGTTCCATCAACAGCAGCATTTCCTGTACATTCTAAGGTAGCAATTTCTAAATTATCTAATCCACGAACAACTTCAGCTCCTGAACCAGCGCCATCACAATAAAATTGTGCTGCTTTTCCATTTTGTAATGTAACATTTCCTCCAGAACCTTGAGTAAAAGTAATGGTATTTCCAGTCCCATTAATAAAAATAAAAGAAGAATTGGAATCATTGGGACTAATGGTAACTGTAGGATCCCCAGAGGATCCTGTAAATTTAATTACCGGATACATTCCATCTTCAACATGTGAAGCTCCGTCTGTCGGAGAAGATGCCTGAACCGTCAGAGTATGAGTGGTTCCTGAAATAGCTACTGATAAGTAACCTCTAAGTCGATCTATAATATCCCAGTTGTAATTACTGGTTGTACCCCAGGCGCCTGATTGTTCACCCGTGGTAATTTCTTCAATTCCTAAATTTGTGCTATATGTTGATGCCATATTAAACTTTTCCCCATGTTGTTGTATTAGATGAATCTACCTCGCTCCATCCGTATGCAGCTCCACCTGTATTTACTGTGACTGTCAATGGAGTATTGGCTGCAGTCACGCTTGAATCTGCTGTTATTGTAACATCATTAAGGGTAACATTCAAGTTAACTCCGGTAACCGATATAGAAGTTGCAGCAGTGACGGTAACATCATTAATAGTAAAAGCTATAGGGACATTCGTTACCGAAATACTTTGATCTACTCTAATACTAACACTATTAAGTGTGTAAGCTATTGGAACGTTAGTAACGTTAACAGTAACACTGGTATAAGTAACTTCTAAGGCTTGGGCACTAAAAGGGGCACCGGCCCATGCTGAATCGCCAAATAACATAATTTTTTATCCTCGTAAACTATATAGCATATTTGATTTGAGTGTAAAACCTTTAAAGGAGACAATGAGGTATGTGGTGGAGTCATTGTCTCCATCGTAAAGCTATATCACTTTTTAAACCAAGAAGGAAGTCTTAAGAGAGGTTATCTCTAGATTGATGGATAGGGGTTTAGATTAAGTTTTATTCTAACTAACGTTTGCTGATTTAATTTTTTTAATTTTATCTCCAACCTATGCTAGTTGCATAAATTCTTGTTTCTTTTGAACTTGCTACTTGATTATGTGTTGTAATTTTATAACACATAGATGTGCCACTTGGTTGTGCCGAAATGTCTAAATCATGGAAAGCTAAAATCTTTTTGTTTGTTCCCCATGAGCCTTCATCTACTAAATTTCCTTGAGTAAATGTAGTTCCTGAATCTCTTGAAATATATCCTTTAATGTCAGTATCTAATGTAGCGGTTCCATAAGCATTTTCTATTAGTGTAACAAATTCTCCATAATCAGGTTGAGCTGTTGCTGTGACATCAGTTGATTGTAAAGTTAAATCATCTATATCTAGAAATTCATCATCAGCATATCTTACTAAAATAACACCAGAACCTCCAGCACCACTGTCATCTCCAACACCTTCTTGAGAACTACCTCCACCAGAGCCGCCTCCAGTATTTGCTTGTGCCGCACTTGAGTGTGCTGAAAGTGTTCCACCATCAGATCCTCCACCAGCACCTCCTGTACCTTCTTGTGGAGTACCATTGTTAGTTTCACCTCCACCGCCGCCACCTGCGAACCAGCCAGAATCTCCTAAAGCTGTTCCAAATATTGCACTATAATCTTTTCCTTCTCCACCATTTCCAGAACTAGAGGCTACACCAGCAGCACCAACTGCACCAGCACCGCCACCTCCGCCAGTATTATAACTTCCAGTAGCTCCTTCACCAGATCCACCAGCAAAACCAAAACCTAAAGAGCCACTCTCGCCTGATTGTGCACTTTGTGTTGAAGCACCACCTGTATGTGCACCATAACCTTGACCACCACCAGAACCACCATCAACAGCATTATCAGCAGATTCATAACCACCTCCACCACCACCTTTAGCAATAAATTCTTGTGCACCTCCATTAATTGTCCAAGTAGTATCAACACCACTATTTCCAATAGTACTCATAGTTGTTTGAGCAGCACCACCAGCACCAATGACAGCATCATAAGTATTGGATGTAACTGCATAAGTAGCTTTATAAACTAATCCCCCAGCACCGCCGCCACCACCATAATAAGCACCACCAGAAGCACCTCCACCAACAACTAAAATAGTTACGTTACCAGAACGAGGTATGACTAAAGAACCTGTAGAAGCAGAAAAAACCTGAGTTGTAAAACCTGCAACACTTGTATCTGTACTATCTCCTCCACTTGGGTTTGTCCCTGATGCTCCCCAATAATAATAATTTGAACCTGAAGCTACTCTTAGTTCATTTGTTGACGCAGAAGCATCTATTCCTGATGTATCATAAAATTCATCAATCGATTGGTCGACTAAATTGTATCGAACTAAAGAGCCATTGACAGCAACGTAAAATCCTAACATAGCAATGTTAGATTGAATTTGATCATCATCATAGGTATCAGCAGCTGCAATAACTCCCGAAGCTCTAAAAAGATTATCTCCTACTTTTCCACTCATAAATATTCCTATAATGTTTGATCTAAATAACTAATAACAACGTCAACATTAGCAGAACTAGCTGTTATACCATAAAGTACATCTGTTGCTTCCATAACTATTCTGGTTGTATGCTCAAAAGTTGCGTTTGAAGCTAATGCTTGTGCTTTATAAATATAGGTATCATTACTGCCACCTAATGGATCGAGGTAGAGATCGAAAGTTTCGGCTGCCCCACCTGTTTCACATAACGATAAATTAAGAATTGTATAAGTATGTCCCGATGCTGCTGTTAATAAAGTGTTTTCAGAGTTCGTCATTGCTCTGACACACTTTTCTTTCATTACTTCACTTGCCATATTTTTCTCCTATTGATTTCAAATTAAATATCATATTTAAAAGCCCAGTACAAAGGCTTTTCCTGTTGTTGTTACTTCACCACCATTAGCTGATACAGTTCCAGAACTATCACCAGTCATCCAAACTACTGCTCCATCTTCACCATCACTTATTGAAAGTTGGTCGTCTGCTGTTGCACTTGAAACATCTGCTTTTCCAATTACGACATTACCTGAACCTGAAGTAATATTATCTCCAGCTTGATAACCTAAAAGTACATTATAATCTCCACCATTAACAGCACTACCAGCTTGTCTACCTATTGCTGTGTTATTAATACTACCATCAGGTGCAACTCTAAGTGCATAATAACCAACACCAGTATTACCATAATTTGCTGCTCCAGTTTTACCAGCTTCAAAACCTATAAAAGTATTTTTAGTTCCTGTTGTTAGTGCTGTACCAGCACTTGCTCCTACAGCGGTATTATGATCACCAGAAGTTAAAGCATCTAAAGTAGCAATACCAACTCCAGTGTTATAAGTAGCTGTACTTAAAGTTCCTGATGTTGAATGACCTACTAATAACGATCCTGTAAAATTTGTTCCAGCGAGTTTGCCTGGGATGACATCTCCTGTAACAGAGTTAGCGGTCATCGTCACCATTCCAGTTCCATTGGCATTGATAGCTATATCACCATCAGAAGCAGAAACGATTGCATTTCCATTTACATCTAAGTCCCCACCTAATTGTGGAGTAGTATCTCCTACAAGAGATGTCATAAAACCTGTTGCGGTTCCATCTCCATAAACTAAATTTCCTGAAGTATCTTTAATAACACCTTTTTCAGCAGGTAATGTACAGAAAACTGATTTAGTTCCTGCAGTAAAACTTACAAGTGCATCTCCATTAGAAGAAGTAACAGCTGTACGAGTTAGGGTAGTTCCACTTAATGTATAAACTCCATATCCTACTTCCCATTCATCATAAGAAGTATTCTCATGGACAATACAATAATAGGTAGTATTAGTATTACCTATTGCGCTAAAAGCTTCAAAGTGAGTTACTGCCCCTGCTAAGGTAATAGTTCCAGTGCCTGTTGTAGCCGTGGTTTCTTTTACACGATCATTACAAATGAATGCCATTTAATTTATCCTGTCAATGTTAATACTGCACTTGCACCCGCAGCCGGGAACACAACTGTAAAGGTTCCATTGGTTGCAGTTTTATCTTCTGTAAAATCTAAAAAGAAACAAGCCGCATTAGTAGTTAATGCTGCGCTTGTATTATAGATAAGTGCATAACGTGCTGTAATGGTAATACTTGTCCAAGCTTCATCATCAAAATCTACATAAGCTGTGGTTCCCGATAATGCTACCGTTCCCCCCGACAAAGCCTGTCCTCCTGCGGTATAATTAGTTCCCGAAGCTTCATTGGTTGTCGCGTATGCAGTATAATCGGCTAAGCTACTTGCAGAACTTGTATAAAGTGCCATCTTAAAAGTGTCATTTGCAAAATCATGATCTCCTTTTAAGGTTAGACTTTTAAAAGTTGTACATACTGTATTTGCCATATTGTCCTCCTATGCTCTAGTTCGAGGTGCTTCCAGAATTTGTCTGATAACACCATTCATATATTCATCTCTACGTCTTCGACCCTGTTGTTCTATTCCCAGACCCGCTAGAGACTGTTGATATTTTTGCTCGTATAATTTGTACATATTATCGTTTTGTAAAAACGCAAATGCCTCTACGAGACAGGCATATGTAAGCGTATTGGGAGCGTTTAAACTCAAATACGTGGTTGTGTTGGTTGAAGCTAAAGCTGTTCCAGCACTTGCTGTAGGCCTTCTAACATATGCAAGCTCTATATTCAAGGCTGCATCTGGAGTAGGCGCAATTAACATTTTAGTTTCATCCCAGTTTGAATAGTATTTAGGGGTTCCGGTAGTAGTACGATTTCCACTATATTCCTCCATAAAAGAAACATCTTTTTGTTGGAGATAAGTTCGATCGCCACCACTAGGATAAGTAACTACATAACGAATAATCAAAATCCCAGTCGGGGTAGATAAAAATGGAGCTCCAATCGTAAGGGTGGAAAAATCATTTTGTCTAAAAACATCCAAATCCACGTCAGTCATGATTCGGTATTCGGCATCGGATATAAAATCATTAACAATAGTAGAAGTTATAACCGTGCTAGTGGTTTCTGTATATTCCCTGATTTTTGTAACTAATTCATCGTATGTCATGCGGTAATAGTAACTGGACCTGCGGATGCAGTTCCTCCTCCTCTTAATCCTCCTGTTGTAGCACTGCCACTAGCCGCTGTAAAGTAATACCAGTCATCACTTGAAACTGCTGCTCCACTTACATATTTCCCTAAAGAAATAGTATAGCCGGCAGCCTGACAAATTACTGAGCCTGCTATTCCATCAACATCTGAACAATTGTTAAATTTATCTGTTTCAGAAGAAACAAAGGGAGGTCCTCTAAATCTTACAGTATCACCAGCGCTTCTGCCATGATCCGGAGAGTTAACATTTATAATAGCTGAAGTGGCTAAATAAGTTTCAAAAGGATTAAGGGGTAAACTAATTAAAACAGCGGGTGCTGTTCTTTCTGGAGGTCGAGGATGTTCTAAAGCTTGAGCATCTCCTCCTCTAACTTTTAATTCTAGTTGAGGCTGCTTTGATTCAAATTCCGAAATATGAACCCATAATCCATTCCATTCACGTACCATTTCGTTATAAGGATATTGAAGACCACTTCTATCGGAAATAGCGATTGCATGTTTACCTGAAGAATATTTTCCAGCCATTAGCTTACACTCGGATAGTAGGCCTTGGGAGTAATATAAGTACTCGATTCAGAACCAGCATGGACTTCTGCTCTTAACAATTCATCTTCATAATATAATTTTAATGCCTGAGTTCTGTCAGGTTTAATTTTTAAACTTAAATAATAAGCAAGCCCCGCAGTCATTGCAGGATAATAACGATACATAACATCTGCTGTATTACTATAGGACCCCACAGCCGTGTTAGTATCAATTCTTGATACATACCACATATATAAATAATTAGAAGCTTGGGCACTTCCAGGAGTTAAATAAATCCAAAGACGCGTGAAAAGTTCAAAACGTTGAACCATAAACTGACTTGGAGTACCTGTAGATTTTTTAGTGGCTAATGCAGCGAAAGCAGAACGATCTATCTTAGTCATAGTCGTATCTGTTGGTGCACTAGCACTGGATGCAATATTTCGATAACTAACACTTAGAATGTCATCAACATTGTATAAAGGGGTATTGCTGATAGAGGTTAAATCGATTACATGATTGGCATTACTAATCGCAGGGACAACACGTGGAGATACCGCTTTACCAGCAGCTGTTGAATCCCATGCAAAATCATAAAAATTTTGATCTTGTACTAAATCAACATTAGCAAAATTAACTTTAAATTGAAGTAAATTTCTATTGCCCCATTCCGCAAACAATAGGTTTAAAGATCTTCTTACGGTAAATAGATCATAACCAGAACGACTTTGTACTCCACATCTTTCAAAGGCTTCTTCAATTATGTCATCTATCGCAGGATCAAATTTAACTGTTCCTGAAGTAGTCGCCATTGAATCTCCTATGTATACGTTATTGTGACACCAGTAGTATTCGTAAGATCTAAATACACACCATCATTAAACACGACACCAGCACCAGGGATCCAGTGATCTAATCCTTCAGTTCCAAATACGTAATCTAATTTTAAAGTACCAGATGTACTTGTTCCATCATAAAGTTTAACTTCTGACGAAGCTATTCCTTTAGCTTGAACACTGGTTACTCGCGCTCTGTTCGTAACTAATTGTGCGTCTGCAGTAGCATGTGCACTCTGTTGGTCACTTGTACCTATAGCCATAATTTATCTCCTTAGTTGTGAGCTCCCGAAGGAGCTCACAAAGTTTATCTATTAACTATCCGCAAAAGGTGTTGCTTCGGTACCTGTACCGATTAACACAGCTTTGACTAAATAGACATCATCTTCAAGTGCAGTAATGGTAACTGTACTACCTTTATCGCCACCTGTAGTTCCACCATTCATGCTGATAACGTCATTAGTAGACGCTGGCACGAATGTACTATTAGTTCCATCTGCTACGTTCACAACAGTTGCGTGACCAACAAATTTGTCAGTCCCGTCTGTTTTGATATCGAAATCACTTGAATCTGACATTACAGTAAATGTATAAACAGCACCCAACTGGTTATTAGCATTATAATCATTAGATCCAGCCGATGTCCCCTTGCTATCTGCTTTAATTGTTGGAAGTGTAATTGCACCATCAGCATCATTACATTTAATAACTTTTCCTGCGTGTGCAGCAAAAGTTAATGTAGTTTCTGTTGTAATGTTTACGACTTCATCAGGTCCTGCAGCCACAAATCCTCTTAAAGATTGTACTGGTCCTGAAAACGTTGTTCTTGCCATATTATCCTCCTAGTTTATGAACGTAGTCTCTAGGCCGTCGACTATACGCGTCTACGTTCTTAATTAATTGTATAGTAATTAAGCTATACCCCAAATTTAAATTTGGCGCAAGGTATTCTGTAGTATAAAGTTGATTTTTTGATAGCGCTTAAGTGGCTATCGAAACTTCGGGCTTGGCGTCTTTTTGTTGTGTAAGACGAGTAGCTTCTTCAAACTCTTTGGCAATAATATTTTTAATAACTTCCTGAATTTTTTTGTCGATATATCCCATATTCAAATTATATCTGCCCTCCTTCAGGTGCTCCTGCTGCCACTCGAGTTCCAAGGACCTTTTCATAGTGTATAGGTCTTGAGTCATTTATAACCTCCTCATAGGTTATCCATTTTCTCCCAGATGAATTAAATCCATCTTTTTCCCATTTTACATCTTTTTGTCCTAGTTTGTCAAGTATTGCTTTCTCAAGAGCTTCCTTATCATCCTCTGCTGATATTTGAAAATCAGCATAATAATCATAAGCTCTAATCTGAATTCTAAATTTTTTCATATTCTCACCCTTAAATGCAAATGAGGCGACTTGTGGTCGCCTCATTTAGTTAGTTAGTTATTACGCGCCAGCGGATCCGTAGATACCACGCCAGTCAGATGCGCCAAAGACGTATCTAGCTCTTGCTTTGTATCTTACGTTGCCGGTGTCGAAATCACCTTCCATAGCTGTTTTCAACGGTGCCCTGTCGAAATGTTTCATTCCGTTAGGGACATCTGTGATAAGGAACCATGCATCAGTATCAGTTAGGTAATTGTTCACATGATATCCTTCAGGAACCATTCCCATTGATTTGA